ATCCAAACAGCATTTCGCCTCCGTAAATTTTTCTCCCCAAGAATCTCTCAATAGCTTTTCTTTCAGACGGTCCAAGTATGATATAAGTAAACTTAGCCATTAGGCTCCCTCGGGGTTTTCAATCTCTATCCCGCATCCAAGTATTAATGCTGTCAACTTTAGCAATTGGATCGCAATCCATGTACGGACTTTGAACTCTCTAGTGAGCCTGAATTTGATACGCAATGTTGTTCGATTAGACAATTTTCGTAATAAATTCGTTTTAGCCATTAGACTCCCTCAACGCCGCTGTTGCCTCCTTGAGCGCCTCCACGATGGGACTGTACTCAATCAGGTCAATTTTCACTTCATCAAATATGACCGCAATATCATGCGCGGCCTTCGCTTCTCCCAAAAGGCCCATGACTTTTGCCCTGGTCTTGATAGGCAGAATATCACTCTCGAATAGACAATGAGCGGAGCCGGATTTCTTGAACTTGCGCTCTGCCTTGCGCTGCCATTTGGCTAGTTCCGCCTTCACCGCCTCTTCATCAGGCTCGTTTTCCTGCTCAGGTTCCCTTGGCGTGAATATACCAGTAGCCGGTATCGGAGGCGGTACTTCACCATCTACCAATTTCACCGGAGCCGCCCCGATCTGCGCTACCAGCATTTCCCCGCGATCATCCCCCAGCTTGTCACCATCATAGAATTTCTCGCGTACCTCATCAATCGTGTGTGTCTTTGCGAACTCCGCTTGTTCCTGCAGTTCCATTGCTCGATCCTGCAATCTGACATCTTCAAACTCGCCTTTGAGCATGGGGCCGTAAGCGGGCAATGGGCTTATCGTTACTTTTTCACCAATGCTCGTTAGTAACGGATAAATGGTTCCGTTCCGATACGTCGCCATTCCTGCTTTTGCGTTAGCCTCAGTTGCATTCACGTCTGTCATTGAAGCGAAACCTGGGGCGTAGATATTGAATATCTCCTCTTTCGTGAATTTGCGCCCCGCCATGAATTCCATATCTCGCATTGTAGAAGCTGCTTGTATCCATTGAACACCGCCTTTGCCTGATCCTCGCAACATCAACATATTACGAGTCTTTGCAGACTCTTGAGTGTCTTTCTTAATTTCCTTCCATGTTGGGGTTGCGATCTGATCCGGAAATGCCAGAATCCCCGGAAGCCTTGCATTGTTCTCTGCAAATAATCGAGTGTTCCAATCCTGCATTTTCATATCGCCTACCGCAACGACCGCAAGAGCCTCGATCGGTGAAAGACCCACAAAAGGATTGAGCGGATGAAACTTTTTGAAATGCAGGATTTGATAGGTCGGAAGGGGAATTGTTCTTCCGTCGCCAGGATCATAAGCATAACCCTTGATGAACATTCGCTCATCTGGAACGGGCGCGATCATGTGGGATGGGATAGTCCACAACTCTTGAGGCTCCTCAAGCTCGCTGTCCCTGTTCAACCACCAATAAGAATTGCCGGTCAAAAGATAAAACGAGATAGAAGAAACAATGAATTCAAACCGGCTCATCAGTGGATTGGGTTTTTGTAATAGCAACTCAAAAGGATGATTGATGATCGACTCGGTTTTCTCGTCAACCATGTGCTTGACTTCGAATTCAGCTATCGCGCATGACTCCGCAACCGCGCTCACTACGGTATGCACCCATGAAAGCCGCTGATACAATTCAGCTTGCGACTTCCATAAATCGCCACTTGGAATGCTGAATTTTTGCGCCTCGGCAGTTCTTCGTAAGAACTCGGGGGGGAAACTCTCAGCCTTCATGTAACCCATTCGGTTAGCAATCCAGCTCATTAGTGACATTGATCAATCCTTTATTGGTTTTCCTGGTGATCCGTGATCGTCTTCGTATAATTCCATCATGAGCGGAGGCGGTATCTCGGGCTCGTCTTTTGGATCAATGCTCAAATAGGTTGGAGGCCAATCTTCGCTGCTTTGTGTTTCGGTTAACGGGAATCGAGTCATAAATCCAGGGGTTGTTAGCTTTAATGGCCAAGCGGTTATTTCAAGCTTCCGCTCATACCCCAGCTTGTCCGCGATCCAATCAAGAAGTTTTCGCATTGATTAGTTCTCCATTTATTATTGCTCTCTGCACTATTCGTTCCTTGCGGCGTTCTTCATGTTTATCTTCAAGCCATTTGATGTATTTGCGTTCTCTAATCAGGTCATCATAAAGTTCAAGCCAAGGTAAGAAGTTCATCAAATTACGGGGGTATTTTTTCAGAAGATCCGGTTTTAGTTTTATCGCCATAATCGCTCCTACACCCAGGAAACCATATCTCGGGGATCCATCCCGCTCATCAATTCGGTGATCGCCCAAACCAGAGCATCAATGCGGTTAGGCGACCAATTCGAGATACCAGGGACCCAATTGCACTGCTCATCTTCAAGCTCGTTAAGTTCACCCACATGATGAACTAATCCGCGCTCATATCTGGCGCTTATTGGCTCCGCTCTAATCGCTTTCCCTCTACTTGCCCTAACTGAATAATACGCTACTTCATCACCGCCCTCAACATTCCTGATGACGTTTTCAATCATATCACCGCCATGATTAACCTCGCCAACTATGCGACCGGCTTGATGGCGGTTATATGCCGCTACTGTAGCAGATCCCCATCGCTCAGGCGAAACACCGGGCGGAGGGGTTGCATCTTCCAAAACATAATAATGTGATTCTTCTCCTATCATAGCACTACCTACGGCAACGACACCAGTTTGTCCAGTAGTTGATTGTGGGTCAACCCCAATTACCACTCGCGCTAAATCGGGAAAAGTATTTACTCGATATGTTTCAATGTTGTCTCTTGTCCACAATGCGCGGGGATCGTCATCAATTTCTTCTGCCAAAATCTCAGCTTGATATGCCATCTTGGTCATGTCCATCGAGATTTCATCTAGCGCAACGGGGTCTAAATGAGGATTGTCAAATGAACTGAATATAAAAGTTGCCCATCTGTCTGTGGTATCTTCCGATGCTTTTTTGAATAACTCTTTGGAATGATGTTTCCCGCGTGATTGAGTATAGATAAATAATGCATCACCATCGTTATCAAGAAGCATTGGAGCGCCGACCAATCCCCATGCTTCTGCCTTCATCAACTGATATTCGTCAAGAATTAATTTATCGGCATAATCACCGCGAAGCGAATCAGCATCCCAAGCCGTTTTGGCTCTTATCCTTTGCTCTGTGCCTGGGAGTTCAATAATATGGCGTGTTTCGTTCTTGTAGAAATACCCGCGTTCAATCGGTTCCTGCAATGCGTTTTTGCATTCGACCCAAAATCTTTCAACTTGATCCTGTGTTGGTGTCGCATAGAGAATGCGCTTACCGTCCAAGAAGTCCTCGCATGCTTCAATAGCCGCGCCTGTGGTCTTTCCAAATCTTCGGCCAGCGCGAACAATCTTTCTTTTGGCAGAACTGTAAATGACCTTTGCCTGGTTAGGATGCGGCTCAGGGATATTGTATTTGGGAATGTAGTATCTAAGCCCCTGTTGGGCCTTGCGCTTTAGCTTTTCAACTTGAAGCGATCTGTATGCCCGCGGACTCAAATAGTTCTGTAGCGATGTCTTTTCCAAGTTCGTCAACCACCTGTTCTTGAGTTAACTTACCGCCCCTGAGAAGCATGATTATGTCTGTTCGCCAGTCGTCAATCCTGATTTTATCGGTGAATAGCTGATAGTGCCTGCCCATGTGGACAATAGCGGCTTGTGGATCGTGTAATTCAATAGTGGATTGCTGTCCTTTTCGATGAATGATCTTTTTGATGAGATAGCCTTTTTCCTTTACCGCCTCCCAACTAATCACGCCAGCATCATCGATAAAATCCGAGATTGTAGCAGTTGCGTGTTGCCCCAAGCGCAATAGAACTTCATCAGCCGAAAGGGTAAGTTCCTTCATGCGTTTTTCGATAGCCTGTTGGATGTGAGGTTTCATAAGGTTTTCATAACCAACAGCTCTGAGCGTTTCATCCTTGCCTTTATAATGTGCGCGGCGTGCCGCTTCAGTGGCATTCCAAGTGGCAAGATATTCCTCAATCCACACCTTTTGTTTATTGGTAAGTCTGATTTTCGCCATGATCCCATAATAGCACAAAAACAAAACAAACCGCCAAGACGAGGGGGACGCCCTGGCGGCTAGGGTCTGATCTGGGTATGTTGAGTGTGTGAGGATCAGATAGCTTGATTATAGATGTTTGGTGGGGGTTGTCAAACATCTTGTCTCCTTATCCTTCATCATCCTCTCCATGTAGTCTCTTGAAGATCAGTAACGATATAAGTTGGGCGATCAGGAACATTCAGACTCGGCATTAATTCCCTAACATCAAATTCAATCAGGCGATATTTTATTGACCAGTATTTGCGAATCCATTGTGGCAACCACCTGTCTTTGATCGCTTCCTTCCAATTCAGCGGCACTTTTTCTCTGAAGCATTTGCGCTGTTGGCCGAATATCTTTTGGGTAATGGTTATCATTACTCCTTTCAAAAAAGGATCACTATGAAAATCGACTTCAGCGGCCATCGCAAAATGCTCTGATAAATGAGCTTGTATCGCGTATTTGTATCTTTCAAGAG